CTTGCACAAACCCTGTCACTTTTGCATTTTCGGCAAATAAAAAGCCGAGTCTGCGATCGACTCAGCTTAGCCTTAATTGGCACTCGAACTGCTGGTTTTATTGGCCATCCGTTGACTATAAATGGTCAACGTTGACGGCATGCTTCCATTAAAATAGGTTTTGGCGATGGTGTTGGTTTGCGTCATAAACGTTTTCGCGTCTGCGTTGTAAGTCGCTTGGTCTTTGCCTGCCATCGCGGTCAACATCGCGGTCGCCGCTTTTCCCAGCTTTTGTAAAGCGCTGTTTAACTCGGGCTGACCGCTGTTGGCTGCCAGTTGCAGTTGCACATCTGCGATTTGTTCTTTGCCTGTTGACGCGGCTTGTTTGATCTCGGTGGTCGGTTTCGAGTACGACGCCAGATTTAAAGGCTTGACGACGGCATCGACGATTTTCACGTAACGTTTTTGTAATTGCGCCGTGGTATACTGCTTGGTAGTGATAACGGTTTTGGGCTTTGAGGATAACGAACTGGCGTTGCTGGCTTTTTTGCCACAACCCGCCAGCGCCAACCCCAGTACTGCCACGATCCAGAACTTTTTCATCAACGTGCTCACCTCCAGATAAGGTGAATTATAACACAGATCGAAAGGAGTGAATCCCTTGGCCACTTGGCATTTGATGTTTCAAAAACCCGCCTTTGAATCCGCCCAACTGCGCCATGTCGTCGACACTTTGAAAGCAGCAGGCAACTTCGGCGGCTTTCCCTTACAATCAGCGACGTATACGCGTGACACTGCCGACCTCGGCTACATTGATTTGACCTTTAAAATCACCAATCCGATCACCCAAGACGTGTTTGCCGACATGGCGAAGTATTTAATGGTGGTCGCCGCGGGCTTGGAAAAAGCCCCGCTGCCGCTGTATTTTGCGATCATGCAACACAGCTTGAATGAACTCAGCATCGACTACCACATTTACGACAGCAAAAATGTCGACATCTACTACTGGCAGGCCCCACCGATCGTCGCTGCCCCAGAGCCGCCGAAAAACGACTTACGATTTCGTTAGTTCCTATTTCCATCCGGATCTTGTATATTAAGGTTATTAATGGAGGTGCGCGATGGAAAGCAAAGTCTACGAATGTCCCAAGTGCCACAATCACAGCTACCAAAGTGATCAGTTTCAAGCCACTGGCGGCAACTTCGCCAAGCTCTTCGATGTTCAAAATAAGAAATTCGTCACGATTTCTTGCACGCAATGCGGCTATACGGAATTGTATCGCCAGCAATCGTCCAGCGGCATGAATGTCTTGGATTTCTTATTAAGTCAATGATCCAGGTTACCGCGTTTTATCGACGCAATATTTTTTCGCACAAAAATACCGATCAGGTTGACCTGATCGGCACGTTGTGGTACTGGATGCCGTCTACTGGAATATTTAAGCCCGTCGTACCGCGCTCTAGAGCGTGCGTGTCCCCCGCGTGTCCCCCGTAATTATGGCAGTTTTCTAATCGTGTGAATAAATTACGATAGACGGTATTTTCGCTTTTCTTCCTATTATACAGACCAATATACGGACGACAAACAAAAACAAGCCTCCCACCCGCAACGGATGAGAGGCTTGTTGTCACTTAACGATAAGTCGTTGACCGACGTGGATCATGTTAGCATTGGAAATCCCAGACAGTTGAGCGATACGCTGATACGTCGTGCCGTAGCGTGTGGCAATCGCACTCAAAGTATCGCCATAGCGCACTGTATAATACGTATGGAATGTAGCCGCACCTGCGGTAAATCTGATCACATTACCAGGGTGCAACATCGATTTAGTGGTCTTACCGTTGCGTGAAGCCAACGTGTACATGCTCATGCCATATGCCGTGGCAATTGACCACCAGCTGTCGCCGCTTCGTACAGTGTAGGTTGATGCACTCACCGTTTTGGTGGTCTGCTTAGCAGTAGCAAGAATCTCGACGTTACTACGATCAATCCAACTCATGACGCCAGCAAGCAAGATACGCGAGCTACCAGCCGGCGCCTCTTGTACCTTATATGACTTGCCTTTTACGGACGGCAGGATAGCTTGCCCGGTTGCCCAGTGCTTAGCGCCTAGATTGATTTTGACGGTGTCGCCAGCTTTGATTTCCGCAAGCTTTGTCTTGTTGGCAGTGGTGCCTGCTTTAGTGGCAGCCGTCGTGGTCTTTGGTTTGACCGTCACCTTGCCGCTATTGCCAACAGTCGTCTTGCTGTAACCATTGTCAGTGATCCCCGTGAGATCGATGTTGCCATCTAGTCCACCAGCACGGTAGGTAGAGGTGAATTGGAAGATACCGATGTTAGCAAAACTTGGAAAGTAATTGTAGTTCGGCTTCGTTGTAACGCTATAGCTCGGATACTCAGCCATCCATAGCTGATAACTTGCGGCAATCGTCGTCAGATCCAAGTGCGCCGTAAGAAAGCTCTTATAGCCATATAGCATCGCAGTGTATCCAGCATCTTTGACCCGCTTGAGCGCATAGAGCACAGCTTGCGTGTTAGGTGTCCCACTCTCAACGTCTAGCGCCACGATTGAGCCTTTTGGAGTTTGGATCCGTGGCAAATAATAATCGAGCATTTGATCAGCTTGCGCACGACTAGAAAACTGGCTGTAGATGTATGTGTGTGCCCGCTTACCCGCCGCAATCAAACTAGCTACTTGCGTCTTATAAGTGGACTGAACGACGAAACTTCCATCGTAATACCCGCCGATTTGACTGATACCAAACTTGTCGCCGGAATAGCCATAAACTCCTTGGGCACCTTGGTACTTTGACCAGTCCACGCCTTGGTCCCCTTTGGCTGCGTACGTGACCACAGGACTTCCGCCCATTAAAATAGCCGCGGCAATCGCCACGGCCTTAATCTTTTTTAGTTGATCCATTCAATTTCTCCTACTTCTGTTCATGTTTGCTATATTAAAGGTATCAAAAAAGGAGTGAACACATGTTAGCAACAATATCACTAATTATTTCCATCGCCAGTTTTGGATTTTCCTTCTGGACATGGAAAAGCCAAGGGAAACGTGCGCAATATCAGCATTTTGAGTGCATCACTTATGCAAACCACGCTGTGTTCAGTTACAACTCAAAGCGACAAAAGTCAGAACGATTTTTCTTACTTGGTCCAACAATAGAGGTAGATATGGACATACTGAACCCATCATCACTACCACTAACGGTTTATAGCTTTCAACTGATTGCCCACGGTTCTGATAAATTCGCAAATTTTCAGTTATTAACTCAAGAGACGCTAGCGGGAGATATGGTCAAAGATCGCCTTGCCGGTGGAGCTTCCCCTGAAAACATGTCCGCCGGCATGCTTAACGTAATTCGTTTGATTCCAAATGACGTTGTCATTGTTCGTCCATACGGAACCTATCGTTTAACAACAATTTTCCAAGGCTATCCAGACGCACCTGACACATTTACAAATTTCGAATTTAGGTTCAGGAGCGTTTCAAAAAATCCATTTAGCAGCGGTTTCGAGGACCAAATATTTCACTTGGAAATTTCTGATTACCCAGAACAATCGAAACGAACGACAGAGCCAGGGAAGCTAGTGCCACCACAAGTGCTAAAACAGCTAGACAGTTCATTATGATTTACCTCACTTTCCAACCGCATTTGCCGATTCGGATTGCGTTTGCTGATTTTCAAGTGCAGCCTTTACAGCAGCGTTGATGGCGGCTTGGGTTGCGTCACTTTGTGCTTGCTTGCTCGCTGCCAACTTATCGGCAACCGCCTTAGTTGCAGGCTTAGCTGCATCAACTACCCACGACGTACCCGCCGCAGTGATCAAGCCTTGAGTTGCACCCGCTACCCAGTTAGTGTCGTGCGTGATCGCAGTAGCAACCAAGCCCGAAACGATACCGATAGCTCCGGCAACCAGTGGCAGATATCCATTCGGCAGCTTGGTCTGCTTGACCATCTGTGTTCCTGCCGCGACTACTGCGGCAATAATCCCTAATTCTGTTGCTGATACGATATTCATAAATTACCCTCCATATTCTTGATTGGTAGCGCGGCAACTTTTTCATAAAGCTTCTCGCCGGTCCCGTTTCCACCTAATGCGCGATAGCTCCTGTAGAGATAGCCCAAGTCGTCCAAATCATCCGTTGAGATAAAGCCACGTGCAAGGTGACGATTGCACAGCTGATAGATTTCGTGGTGTTCAATGCTGACGAGCGCCTCATCTACTAGTCGGTCGTGATGCTTGCGGGCACGAATTGATACCCGCGCCCACCGAAAGACACCTGCGATGCTCCCACCGGCAAGTGTTGCAGCCACGCTAGTCGCTATTGCATCTAAAGTCATTCAGCAGTCGCCTCGGTTCCAGTAGGGTCACTAACCTCGACCCAGTAGCGCGTGTCGCTTCCCGGTACCTGCGTGTTGCCGGCGATCAGTGACTTGTAGTACTTGCCGTCAGAGTAGAGCACCACGTCGCCGATGGCATACGCGTTTTGGTATCCGGTAGGCATCACCCAAATATTATCGCCGTCAGTGGACTTGACGGTTTCCGCCCACATATAGTTTGCGGCCGTCGGTGTGGTTTGATCAGTGGCCGTGCCATCTTGCAGGCACTTGTACAGCTTGCCGTCATACAGGACTAGGCCGCCTGCTGTGTAGGCAGTGCCAACCGTCCACGCCGGGTAAAGCGACGTGATTTTAGCTTTGAGCGTGTCGTCGATGGTGCCGGATGATAAAGCCTCGGCAATCGTTTCAAGCGCCGCATTTTTGTCGGCTTCTGCCTGTGTGGATACTAATTCGGCTGTGGCTTGCGCTTGCTTCGCGGCGTCGGCAGCGGTCTTTAGGACTTGTGTCGAGTAGTCCTCCCACACACGCGGCGCAGGATCAAACTTGGCGTTTTCTCGCGTCATGCCGTCTGGAATTGGTACGGTCGTGACGTGATCATAATCGGTAAAATCAGGTGATACCAGACACGGTACCGAGTAGACACCGTTTTTTGAATCATTAAACCAGATGCTGGCCGGATGGGTCAGCGCTGATAAATCTTCTGTCATGCTGTTGTTCCTCCATTTATTTTTGATTCGAGTGCGGCGAGCCTAGTTTCGAGTGAATTTGTGACCGTCAAAGTGACACCATACTTGGGCCAGCTAGCGTCATCCGGAAAGCCTGGCGTCGCCTGCGTGGAAACGATCGTGAATCGAATAAAGCACTCACCATTTTGAGGAGTAAAGCCAAATCGAATCGCTTGGGCAAATGATTTTCTAGTAAAAATTCCATTTGCATCGTAAAAACAGACTTTTTCAATAACCGGTTTTTCGTCTCCGGGCGTGGCAACATTCAACAAGTATGTTACTTTATCGGTCACTGGAATCATGTTCGGTGTGCGATAAAGGTTTTTAAAACCATCAAGCAAAGAGCCATCATTACCTGATAGGTTGCCCGATTCACCGTTTGTTACATCAAGCAGGTTCACTCCCCCCCCCGAAATCTGGGCTTTGAGATCGTTAATTATGTTATTTAATGCATTAATGTCAGCACTAGTTGCATCCACAACCCACGGTGACCACTCTTTCATCGCTTCCGCATCAGTTTGGTGCGTATATCCGACGTTTCGATGGTAAGTGTAGCTACCCGTAAGCGTATCGGCAAAATAAAGTTGCGTCGCCCGGCGGTCTGAATCCTTTAGATTATTACCAATGACAAGCAAAGTGCCGTTACCAGGTGTAGGTTGGTTTTTGGCCACTTCCACGTAGTAAATTCCGGCATCAAGAATTGTATCCAGATCATAGGTGCTATCCAGCCGTTGGGTCGTCGCTGGTAATCCACCATTTTTAACGACCACATCAGCTAAAAGCGCATACGCGCCCATATTGATATCGCCGTTAGTCGGTTTCTGCCCGCCGACGGTAAAGACGACTTTATCTCGCAAGATTTTTGCGACTCTTTCGATCCAATTCATTTTACTCACCTGCCTGCTCTTTAATCCACGTCGCTAAATCTGCGTCTGTGATGGTTGCCGCGTTTACCGTGTCGATGCCGGCATCAATCTTTGTCTGCAAGCTGGTCAGCGATGCGTTTGCTGTGTCAATCGCCGCCTTTTGGTCGGTGATTACTTTAGCCGCCGCTTTGGCTGCCCCAGCTTGTTCGGCAGCTTCATCACCTGCGGCTTTGGTGGTCTTAGTGACCTCCTCGGCATCTTCCTTAGCTTGGACTGCATCAGCGGCGGCATCTTTGGCCACCCCTGCTTGCTTTTTGGCTTCATCAGTTGCGGAATCCATCGCTAACGCTTTAGCTGACAAGCTTTCATATGTGGCTTGAGCATTGTTGATGATTGTGACGAATTTCTGTTGCTGATCCTTAAGTGTGGCAAAGTCCCCCATGATAGAATTCTTGGTCGAAGTTTCCCACGCCGCGATGTCTGCGAGGACTTGAGTTTGAGTTGCCTTGATCACGTCATCAGTCGAAACAGCCGTGATTTTCGCTTCAAAGTTAGTGAGATCGGCTTTCGCTTGTGCGATGATACCTTCCAAGTCTTTACTGATGCTGTTGGATGTGCCGTCGTAATACAGCACCTTTTTCACATCATAAGTGAAGGCCTGCGACTGAGCTTTGATTGCCCCGTCTGAGTCATACGCATAAACGTGGCAAATAACTCGACCATCTTTGGTGAATGTTTCATCTGGAATGGTCAACATGAAGCCAGTGCCAGCTTGATCATATCCGCTTCGAACGTCTACAAAATTTCCGTCTGGCTTTGACGCTTCAAATCCCAGTTCGGATGGCTGGCCAGTCCATTGTGCTGTGCCGTTCCATAGGCTAAATAATTGCGTTTTGCCTTTGTCGCCTTGGACAACGGCACGCACAAGTGACGTTTGCTCACCACCGCTGGCGTCGACGAAATTAAGCGTCAGCGCTGGTAGTTGATACTGAGTTGCCATTTGCATTACCTCCTGTGATTTCTAAATATTCTGAGTGCGTGATCGCGCCTGCTTCGACGTAACCCTCGATGGGACAACCCCATGAGTACATCGTTTTGACAAAGTCATACATTCGGGTCGCCTCCTAGCGCGTTGACCTGTTCTTGTAGCTTCGCAACAGTTAGGCCAAGCTGGTTGATCATGAGCTGCTCTGTCGATGGGGCTTCCACAGCAGGAGGCCCATCAAAAGGTACATAGCCTTCATCAAGTTTGATGGTGCCGCCAACAAAGTGGCTGTGATCCTCAACTACTTGCGAAATGTCGGACACTTCCACAACTGTAAGACCGTTATTGACACTTCCTACTTCGGCATCTGCTGAAGCATAGCCCCAGCCATGCACTAAGCCGGTGTCATCAATGAACACATTAAGTTTCGTCATCAATCCACGCTCCCTTGTTCAGCAGTTAGATCACTGAATGTTTTTGCATCATCAGTCGGATAACCGTCATAAGTAATGTAGCTCAAACCACCTTGATAGCCGCCTTTTCCTTGTCCACTTGCTGGAATCAGTCGCCACCCCAGTGCGTTGTTGTACACCGTACAATTCCAGCCCTGATAAGAGAGCGACGGAATAGCGACACCGGTTGGATGTGCTGGCGTGTAGCCACCAGGAATGGAAGACAACGCAACCCAGCCAGTGTCGATCAACAACTCGAAACGGAACTGAACAGTGACTTGAAATCCACGCCTCATGTAATAAACGGTTGCAGAAGAATAGTTTGCGGTTTTACCAAGCTTTACAATCCGTTCATAGGTGGTGGCATCAGCCGCTGTGAAATCAGACTGAATGTACTTCGCATTCTTCGTGGTATTGGATCCCGAAATCAGCTGCCGCAATTGAAGCTGCCCAAAATACATTGATGATGAATCGATCACCGTTCCGTCTGCTAGGGTTGAGAAAGACTCCCACCCTGACGGACTTACAGTTGACATGAACAATCGTCCTGCGCCGGCCCCACTTTGATTGGAAAACTGACTCACGATATTGAGTTGGCCATTCGCTAACGTCGCCTCACCGGTCAACGTGTCCGCATATCCGTCGATTGATAAGTCCTTAAATGTGGATTTAAAGGTCGAGCCGGTGAAAGTTACCCCGTCAAAGTTCATGCCCTGAAAGCTAGCGGCTACAATGATGCTGGCACTGATCGGCATCGCTACCCATTGAGTGCCATCGCTGACATAAAGTGACTGTGCTTGTCCGGCTTCATTAATTACCCAAAATTGGGAATTCACGGGCGCGACTTCATCTGGCAACACCGTTCCTTTAGCAAAACTAGTAATATCTTTGCCCGCTGGACCAGCTGGACCCGAATCACCTTTTTCGCCCATCTTAGCGACCGAGTACCCGGTTTCGGTAGTTTTATCGCTGTATGTCCAAACCATCTTGGTCCAAAGGTAGCTACCTGCTTCGACAGTCGGAATTGTTGCCGTAAATCCGTCGGCGGGTGCAGAAGTCCCGCTTTTGCTAGCTGCATAGGTGATCACCGTACCTGTGATACCAACGCCATCCTTACCGGCAACACCGTCTTTGCCCGTTTCGCCCGTCTTTCCGATTTGACCAATTGCATAACCGGCTTCGGTACTGCCATCACTGTAGGTCCATGTGGTTTTGGTCCACATAAATTGACCAGCTTTAGCAGCAGGTGGTGTTTCGGCCCAACCATCTGTGGGTGCTGTGATACCAGAATCAGAAACAGCATAAACGTTTGACGTCGATTTGACGCCAACACCATCTTTACCTGGCTTACCATCAGAACCTGATTGACCAGGCTCGCCTTGCTTCCCTTGAATGAGCGTCCAGGCGTATGATTTTGGATCGGCGCTATCGGCTTGAGTGTAATCGGTGTAGTTACCCCAATAGGAGCCATCAGAGGTCGTCAGTGAAAAGTCTCTCGTCCCGTCAGCCGAGTTCGCCCAGGCTTGGTGAAAGTATGGTGTACGCCCATCAACACCCGGCTTACCCGGAGTTCCGTCATTGCCATCCCTACCTCGAACAAGCGTCCAAGCGTAATCTTCCGGCTTGGTGCTATCGGCCTCAGTGCTATCAACATACATTCCCATGTAGCTATGATCCGCAGCCACTTGACTGAAGTCGGTCTTACCATCTGCGGAGTTAGCCCAGGCAATATGAGTGTATGTGGACTTCCCATCACTACCCGCGGGGCCTTGCAAACCATCGTTACCATCGAGTCCATCGCGACCTTTAGTCAGCATCCAGTCATAGGCACTTGGGTCGGTTGGATCAGCTTCGACATAATCGACACAGATACCGAGATAAGTCGCACCAGATGGATCAGTCGTACTGAATCCTGTTTTACCATCGACTGATTGCGCATAAGCTTTGTGTACATAAGGCGTGCGACCATCCGCACCAGCAGGCCCTGGATCACCTTTGCTTCCGTCCTTGCCCGCTGTGCCTGTAACTAATTGCCACTTGTTTGCGTAGGTCTTGGGATCATCACTAGGAACGGCTGTGGCACCCCAAACGGTTGCCATGTACTTCTTGCCGGCAGGTAGCGCTGAAATACCATTGCCCTGGTCGTCATCGGCATATCTGGTCCATGGATAGTACTGAATAGTGGCTTTGAGCTTTTTCATCTGGCCGGCAAGCTCGTATAACTGATCACTGACCGTGCTTTGCTCAATTAAGAAGTCGCCAAGGATCGCGGTCCCTGAATCGGTGGCGTAACTTGCCTTAAGCTCCAAAACGCGAGCCGATAAATTAAGCCCTTCAGCTTCATCTTGTAAATGAACGGTATCACCGATTTGCACGTTACGCGGCAGTTTGGCAATATCGACCTCATAATTGATTGACTCATGGTTTCGCTTCTTGAGTTCAGTCAGCACTGACTGGAGCAAGCTTGCTTGTGTCTTCGCTTCATAGGTCTTGACGACTTGGATGTGACTGATATCCGGATTGGGATTATCGTTCGATCGCCGACGTGACCAAATCTGCACTGCGACAGTATCACGCAAGATTCCGTCTGTGCCCAACACATAACGGCTATCAGGATCAGTCCATTTATAGCCTTTCAGGTTGATTGGCTTATCTGAACCTTCAGGCGTCGCACCGGTTCCTTCAATCGAGGTGCACAGGTCATAAATATCGCCTTTCGTCACGATCTTATTCACGTCACGACCAACGTACAGCGTAATACCTTTATCGGACCCGCGTTTCTTCACGACGTTGATTTTGCGTTTGATCACGCTGGTGCCGGATAGTTCAAACGTGAAATACAATTCAACACCGAATTGCGTGGCAACACTAAGGATTCGCGCTAGTGCGGTTTCGTCTGAACCATCCCATGACAAAGTACGGGCATCATTGGGGATTTCGTTGATCCCCATCTCATAGCCCGAGTCTGAGGTAAAGCGCATCAAATAACTGTCAATTGAATAGGCTTTGTCAGCGGCATACGCACCAACGGTTTCGTTGATTAGGTCAATACCGGCGTCTTCACTGATAAAATCATGTTCACCTGCAAGTGGATCGTGGGTATACTCCATCACGGTCATGTAAGTTGGTAGTCCAGCTTTGTCGATGTACATGATGTAGTTGCCTGCCGCACCCATAGCAGAAACTTTGTTCGCTAGTTTATCGCTAAATAGTATAGTCCCTGAATAGGTACGAGCACCAGCACTCACGCTTTGATTATCAGTATCATCGATGATCTGAATTGGGCCAGGACCGTTTGCGGTAGCGATCCCCAGACAGTTATACTGCCGATCGGTGAAATAGATGTCCACTATACAAACGCCTCCCTAACTGTGATTCTAGTGCTAAACGGGTTTGCCCAGCTCGACGCCACTGGCTGAATCGTTGTTGCTACACCCGGTTGTAAAACCATGCTATCCCACGGCTCACCAACTGCTTGAAGGGTGAGGTCCTCCACGCCATTGACATAGACAGTTTTGTTTTCAACGTCCATCGTCACCACATCGCCGCTTTCAAAGCGGTTCGGCATATCTGCCCAGTAATCCACGTTCACCCAGGTAAATTGAACATCGGTGGTGTCCATTACAACATGATTCGTATTTTTATAACGCTCATACCAAACCGAGAAAGCTGTCACCGGCACGTCAACCATATAGTCGAGATCGTAATTACGGACCACAGTTGACCGGACCGTGGTCGTGTTACCTGTTTTGATATCCGTTACCGCACCCAGTTGCATCGTGATCTTACTGCCAAGTTTTCCGATCATGAGCTCCCGATACATGCCATTCGTGTATGCTTTACGATCAAGCTTGATGGAATCGAACATTTTATCCTTTATAAATAGCTCCAGAATCATTTCATCCTTGGTTGCGTTACTATCGCGCACGACCGCAGAATAGGCAACACCGTCATCGTTCTGCAAAGTCATTTCCATCCGGCCTTGTTGCTTAACGCTTGTGGCAAAATAAAAACGGGTCTTCAACAAGAAGCTGCCCGCATTGGTACCATTTGAGTTTGCCTTAATTGGCAGTTGCATCGACGGTCCACCCCAGTCACCCGTTGAGCCATTGGTAAATGTTGGAATGGCCGCGGAACCACCGGCTGGATCAGGTCCAGTCGTGTTATAGAAATTAATCGTGCCTCGTTGCTTGTTCGGTCGTGACGTATCGCCAACATAATTTGGGTAGTTGGTTTTAGCATTGTTGTAAGTGATTCCGCTTGGGGTTGTATCAAAGCCTTCCCAGATCGCACGCT